CCGCTGGCGGTTGGTTCTCGCCTTGCTGCTGCGGCGCTTGCGCCTTTGCTCGGAGCTCGCGCACTTCGCGCTGGAGGTCTCGCTCGCGTCGCCGGAGCTCGCGCACCCACGCAGGGGCGGCTTGCTTTGGCTCCTCGGCTTGCACCGGCTTGTCGCCAATGCTGACCTCGACCTCATCGTCGATCGCGTCTTCGTCTTCCGCTGCGGCCTCCGGCGTTGTCTCGTCGGCTTGCGGTGCCTCGGGCGTCTCGCCCTCAGCCGTTTCAATCGCGATCGTGTCGTCCGTGTCGTCGTTCATCTTGTCTCGCTCGTCGATAGGCTCGACGGTGGCCGTTAATTGCCGGTGCGATTAGGCGGAGGTTGCTCGCCCAATTGCCTCGGCGGTCTTAATCGCTTGATTCTGCGCGGAAATGTTCACCGACGCAAGGGTCTTGACAGTTTCCGCTTTTGTCTTCTCGGCGTTTGCGATTGCGAGCTGCGTGTCGGCTTGCGCCTTCATCGCCTTCGCTTGCGCCTCGGCTGCGGCTGCCTGGAGGTAGAGCGTCTGCGGGTCGGGCTGCTGCTGCTGCGCGGCTGCGGCCATCTCCTTCGCCTCTTCTTCGGTTGGCTTCATCGCGCCCATTTGCACGAGCTTCTTGCGGAAGAACGCGCGCACCTCGGTCATGCCTTCGCCCTCGATGTTCATGATCGCGATTGACTCAAGAACGGCCTTCGTCGCCGGGTCGGCGGTCACGGCAATGAGCGGCGTAAGGGCTCGCACCATCGCGTTGCGCTTGCTCTGCGACGAGGGACCGACGGTCACGGTCACGTCGAATCGAGCGCGTGAGAGGTCGTTCTGAAGCTCGACGCCGCCAGTCTCGCCGATGGTCGGCTTGAGCAGCTCAACAGCCGTGGCACCGCCTTCAGGGCCGACGGTCTTCATGCTGCGGCCCTCCTCGACGTAGACCTCGCGCGCCATGCCGAGCCACACTTCGCCGCAGCGCTTCATCGCCTTCGCGAAGTTGGAGACGTAAATAAAAGTTTGCATGTCGAGGCGTTGCTGCACCATGCCGATCGCTTCGGCAGAAACGTTGGCGCGCACTTGGTCGCCGCCTTCGGCACCGCCGAGAACGTCGCGCATGTCTTGCTCGGCGATCTGAATCAGCGCGGCGAGAGCGGGCGGAACCTGCGGCGGCTTTGTGTAGCCGAGCGGCCCCGCGGGCTGCGTCGAACCGTCGATGTTCGTCAAGCGATTCAGGAGCAGATACGGGAAGTTGCGCAGGTTGTCCTGCTCCCACATCCACTGATGCCCCGCGACCTGCTCGGGGTCGAAGAGCGGCTTCTCGACGGACGAGAGCGCAGAGATTTCAGCGAGCTTCGATCGCTGCATGTTCGCGATTCGCTGCGCGTCTTTCGCAAGCCGCACGTGCCCCATGCATCGCTCGATGTTGTCGACGAACCAGCGCTTGCCGAAGGTCACGATGATCGGAATGTTCGGGCCTGCGACGAGGCCGAAGTCTTCGAGCACGCGACCGCCGGAGAGCAGGTACTTGTGAACGCGGCGCGTCTTGCGGCGCTTCGACGGGAGCTCGACTGCGCCCGTGCTGTCGAGCATCTGCTCAAGGTTTTCGTCCTCGTCAAACTCGGCGCGCGTGTAGTTCTGCTCCGAGTTATCGAGCAGGCGGAAGACGCGCAGCGTCTCGGAGCGCTCCTCAATGCGGTAGTACTCGGCGACGTACACCACGTCGGGCGACGACCAGTCAAAGTACGTCTCATAGATTTGCTTCGGCCAGCTCGACGGCTGGTCCTCGAACTGCTCCTCGTACTCTTCGGGCGTCATTGACGAGACGACGAAGCAGTAGCGCGCATCGCTCTTGTCTTGGCGCTTCGCATCGAGGTCGAAGAACACGCTCGTGTCGGCGTCGAAGATGGGCTCGATGCGGATGCGCTGATGGTCGTTCTCGGGGTCGAGATCGTCCTCAAGGACCGAGCGCAGACGCCACGCGCCCATGCCCCCGCCGACGGCTTCCTCAAAGGCGTTGTCATACGCTTCATCCGCGACGGAATCCTGCTCGTCGGCGCGGTAAAGCCCGTCGCAGAGGTCGGCGAGCTTGTCGGCTTCGCGCCCGTCTTTTGGGACGTAATCGACCGTCACGCGGTTCGCTCGGTACTCGTTGATGATGCGCATCACGGAGAGCGCGACCTTGTTGACTTCAAGCCGCGGGCGGTTCTCGAACTGTTGCTTGAGCGGGCCTTCCCACTGCGCGCCAGCGATGCTGTAAAAGCGCCGATCGTCGAGACACTGACGGCGCTCGTCCTGCAACGCGAATTGGATCGCGTTGAAGCGGCGCAGGGCCTCGTCGTGGATGCGTGCGAGTCTCGCGTCTTTCGTCTCGGCCATGTCTCGCACCTATCACTTGCGCCATGCGTGCGCTACGGGTTGCGGGGGTTGGATCTGCACGGGCTTCGCAGCCTGCACCCGGCGAGCGCCTTCGCAGGCGTAGCGGAGCGCGTCGATGATGTGGTTGTCGCGGTCTTCGAGCACCGGGAGCACCTTGCCTGTGAGCGGGTCGGCCTTGTAGGCGTAGAGCGTGAGCTCGTCGACGAGATGCGTGCATCGAGGGTGAACCACGATGTCGTGCGAGCGCAGCCACTCGACGCCCTCTTCGAGCGAACGCGGGCCTTTCACCGCACTCATGATCTTCGGGTAGCCGTTGCGGCGTAGGTGCGAGATTGTCTCCGGGCGGGCGGAGTCGGCGACGATGGGCCAGCGCTCGGAGTCGGGCACGGTCGAGAAGAGCGTCGGCGTGTCAGTGATTTCGCAGCCGACCATATACGCCTCGTAATCGACGTAGAGCGTGCGCCCTTCGACGTAGCAGCGCACGAGAACAGTTGGGTCGACCGCGAAGCCCCAGTCCGCGCCGAAGCGAATCACGGCGTCCTTCGGTGCCTCGAACTCTTCAACGCGCCAGTTGTTGAACACGCGGCGCTCGGAGTTGCGCAGATACTCGCCCTGCCACACGTGGCGGAACTTGTCGGGGTCTCGTCGGCGGTCGTACTCAAGCTCGGCGCGCAGCACGTCGGGGAACCAGGGGTTCGCCTCGGCGTTGACGGCGACGACGACGGCATCGGGCGGCGGGTTCTCGCCGCGAAGGAGCGCGTCGACGGGGTCCGTTGACTGCGACGGGTTCCACGTGAACCAGAGCTCGGAGCCGGGGCGGCGAATCGTCGGGCGGAGCAGGTCCAGCGAACGCTGGCTCAGTGATTGCGCCTCCTCGACCCACGCGCAGTCGTAGCCTTCGAGCGACTTGATGGAATCGGCGGTGTGATTCTGCATCCCTTGAAAGATGATGCGCCCGTCGCCCTTCCTCGATTTGATGACCGTGTCTTGCACCTCGAAGTAAGCGGCGACGCCGAGCGCTTCAATCTTCGCCTCGATGAGCCGCTTGACCGACTGGTTTAGGCTCTTCTGCACTTCGCGCACGCAAACGGTGGAGCGGCTCGCATCGAGCACGTGAGCTTCGACGAGCGCTTCGGCGAAGGCGTGGCTCTTGCCGGACCCTCGTCCGCCCCACGCGCCTTTGTATCGCGCTTTGCCGAGGAGAGGGAGCATCCATCGGGGCGTCTCGATGCGGAGCGTTCTAGCGGCATCCTGGCGCAGCCTAGCCGCCATCGGGCTTCACCTTGTCGACGATGACGCGCTCGATGCGCGAGAGCTCAAGAGGCCCGCCGTCCGCGCCCGTGATCTCGTGGCGCTCGGTCTCGCGCCAGCGAGCCTGGGTCTTGAGGAAGAAGATGGCGCTCGTCGTGTCGCCGCTTAGGGCCTTCTGGATGAGCCCTTGCGCGACCTTCGCGACGACCTTGCTTTTGCCGCGTTTATACAGTTCGCCAATATTTGGGTCGCGTTCCATAATCGCGAAGAACGTCGTGCGCCCGATGCCGAAATAATCAGCGACCTGCTCGGCGGAGAGAAACGCCGCAAGCGTCTCGACCTCGCCGCGCTGCTTGTCGGAGAGCGTCTTCGTCGGGCGTCCTGCTTTGCCGTTAGCCATTAGGTTGCCTCGTTTTGGTATTGCACGCCGAGCCACTGGGAGCAAACCGCGCGCGCCACGACCTCAGTCATCTTTGGCGGCACGCTCATACCAACCATGTATTTGCCGATCTTGTCGGTCTTGGCTTGGTAGTCGTCAGGGAAACTGCCGAGGCGCTTCCATTCGCGGTAGGTCAACCTGCGGCATTCGTCCCAATGCGTGAAAACATCTGTTTGGGTTGTCATCGTGCAAGAAGGGACATTCATTGCAAGTTTTACACATGAAAAAAGCGAATTTAGACGCCCTTCTTTTGCGGCAGCCGTTTGATAACTATCCCCCTGTTTTGTTTTAGGCCACCACTTTAAATGCATTGGCGTAGCATATGTGTCTTTTTTTTCATCTTTGGTTAAGTCTTGCACATCACTTGTCGCCTCGCCCGCGCTAATCCACCGATGCTTCGGCGCAAGCTTCAACGGCGGCACGTCCAGATCCTCGCGCACGGCGCAGAAGAACACTCGCTCCCGCTTTTGCGGGACTCCGCAATCAGCAGCATTGAGCAAGAACAACTGCGGCCTGTAGCCCAACTCTTTGAAGCGGGCCATGACCATCTTTGTGTAGCCCTTAGCGTTGCCAAGGATCATGCCCTTGACGTTTTCAGCGATAGCTACGCGAGGCTTGAGACGCTCGACTAAGTCAAGGTAATCAAAGAACAAGTCAGAAAGCACCTGCTTCGCCTGCCCTTCGCGGAAATGCTTTTCTTTCCCCCATCCGTCTTCCCGGCTTCCGGCCATGCTGAATGTGGAGCACGGCGGGGAGCCGTCGAGAATGTCAAGCTTGAAGAGCTCCTGCGGAAGTTCTGCCGTGAGCAGGTCGCGAATTGGGCAGAGAAAATAATGTTTCGGCGCGTGGTTGCGCTTGTAGTGCCACGCCATTTCCGGGTCGATGTCGTTTGCCGCGATGACTTCGCAGCCTGCGCGCTTGTATCCCATCGTCGAGCCACCGCCGCACGCGAAGGTGCTCATCACTTTGATGCCGTTCTTGGGCACGTTCGCAAGGTCGCTCAGGTTCCAAGCGCAATCAGGTTTTTTCATCGTCGAATTCCATCCCGCAACGCGGGCAACGATGACCCAGGAGGAACCCGTCGGCGTCAATCTCTTTCGCGCTTGACTCTTGTTCTGGCTGCACGCTTGGCGTGAGCGCGGCAATCTCGCCCTCGCCGAAGCCGGTCAAGTCGAGGTCGAATCCCAGCTCGCCAAGCTCGCCGAGTTCGAGGGCGAGGAGCTCGGAGTCCCAGCCTGCCTGGAGCGCGAGCTGGTTGTCGGCGAGCACGTAAGCGCGGGTCTTAGCCTCGGACCAGCCCTCGGCGACAATCACGGGCACGTTGACCATGCCGAGCTGGCGAGCTGCAAGCAATCGTCCGTGCCCCGCGATGACGCCGCCATCGGGCGAGACGAGGATCGGGGTAGTCCAGCCCCATTCGCGGATCGAGGCCGCGAGCTGGGCCACCTGAGCGTCGGAGTGCGTGCGTGCGTTGCGCGCGTAAGGCGTGAGGCGCTCGATCGCCCACTGTTCAACGCGGTCGGCGGGGTTCGTCTTCATGACGCCACCCGATACCACGTGCCCTTTGTGGTTCCCAGGCGCTCGACGAGCCCTCGGGCGACCGCCTCGCGCAAGGCGTCGTAGACGACCGTCCGCCCCCACCCTAGCGCAGCTCGGATAACGGGCGCAGTGACGCGACGTTGCCCCAAGGACGCTGTTTTGACGACGAGGGCAAGGCGAGCTAGGGCATCGCCGTCGAAGCCGCCCTTGCGGCCTCTGGGGCGCAGCACGGGCTTCACGGGCCACCGACGGCGGCGACGACCAGGGCGAGGCCGATGAACGTGGCGAAGGTCGCCGCGTAGAGCGTGCCTAGGGCGAGCGCGTCCCTGATGAGCCCGCGGCGGGGAGCCATCACGCTACGCCCCGCATTCGGAGGCAGGCTTCGAGGAGCGCGCGGAGCTCGGGGTCAGTTGCCACGGCCAGGAGCCCGCGGATGTCGGCGAGGGTAGCGGCGTTGCCGCGGATGCGAATCATGGTCGGTCCTTGTGGATATGTTTCCCCGGCGAGGGTTAGCCGCCGGGGGGAGGAGGGGGTGTTCAGGCTGCGTTCAGCTGGTAGAGATCGCACTCGACCGCGGCGCGCTCGTCGCCA